CAGTTTGGCGGCTTTGGCTTGGCGACAAGCCTAAGTTTGTCGGGCATTATTGGGAATGCGTACACTTGGCGCACATATTCTCAAAGGAAACGTTTAGAATTGAGAAGGTTAAACCATGACATATGACAAGCGTCACGGTGGAGCATGGGATAGAGGTAGTGCAGACAGTTACTACAGAAGGCCATACAGCCCACACAAATACGTCGCTGGCACCATGACAAGCGACAAGGTGGTAAGCCTGTCAGCAGCCGATTTAGAAGCTTACAAGGCAGGTTGGCAGGATAACGAAACTTTAGGGTGGTTCAAAGAATGGTAAAGCAACAGACAAGCAAGCAAGCGTTAACCGCCAACCGGATAGCGGCAACGGTAACAGCAGCCAAACCTGTTCGAATTGGTGGCGTTTCAGTGTTAGATTTCAGCGCTCGATCAAAGCGCAGGTTTACAGGTTAGGGACATACTATATCAAATTAGAGACAAGCGGTTGTGTGCAATTTGCTCACGGTCGCTTTTCTTTTGTTGTACTATTACGGATTTGAATTAAGTCTTAGGAATGGTTGCGCTCTCGCTTAGCGAGTGTCAAGCAAAAGTTCCACACGTATTAAGAACTGTGGCATAAACAGCACAATCAGGTCGATTATCCTTGAGTGTTGCGCAAATGTTACACAAATGGGACCCTTATATTTATCTCAAATTGTATGAGTCTCCGTTGGTATGCACCTTGGTCTACAACATAAGTCAAAACCTTCGACCCCTATTAGGAGCGGCACTCAGCAGCACTACCTTAGTAGGCAGGGGGCATACTGTAGCATTAATATCACACTACAACAATATTTTTATAAAACAACAAGAAATATTCTCTGAGACCCCTTTACTTTTACCCCAAAAGAGGCTTATACTATAGTAAGGCTATAGATTAGCCAGAGACATAATTCATATCAGGTTTAATTACTAATTTGATTATGATCTCGATAAAGGCTATAGCAGAACTATAGTATGTGGTTTTCTAAATCCCTAGATGTATCTTAATTCTGTAGCAAGGTCTGTAGTATGCCAGCGGCACTTCCTTATAAGAAAGCGATTGCCAATCGAATCCGCAAGATGATTCGAGATGGCGTAGCTATGAAAGACATCATGGTATCCATTCAAGAGCTACAGGATGCACCTAGCTCTTTTGCTACCTTCTACAAGACCTATGGTCAGGACATCGCACAAGAGCGTTCTGATATTGTAGGTCAAGTAGGTAATGTAGTAGTGCAGCAAGCACTAGATGGTGACTTCAAGTCTCAGGAACTCTTTCTCCGTAGTAAGGGTGGTTGGTCCCCTAACTCCACTCTTAATGAGAATGAGCAAGATACTGATGCTGATACTGATGAGTCTGCTATTGACGCCCTTATGACTCTCTTAGGCAAATCCCGTGACCCTTCCGATAACAGCGAATGACCTACGACAACTACCTGATGAAGAAGTAGCATCCATCATGGCCCAGCTAGGGCCAGCTAAAGCGGAAGAGTTACAACACACTTGGGAGTTCTGGGCTAGACCCAACCAGATGGAGCCTACAGGCAACCACTGGGATATTTGGGTAGCATTAGCAGGACGAGGCTGGGGTAAGACCAGAGCCGGAGCAGAGTGGGTAAGACACCGTATCCGCAAAGGCGACAAGATCGTACATTGTGTAGCACCAACAAAGGGTGATGTACGGAAGGTCATGGTAGAGGGCGATAGTGGCCTTCTTAATGTATGTTGGAAGGGTGATAAGACCTACCGTGGTAAGCATGTTGGCTACCCAGAATGGTCTCCTACCAATAACACAATGACTTGGGAGAATGGGGCTAAGGCTGTATTCTTTTCGGCGGAAGACCCAGAGCGTCTTCGTGGTCCACAGGCTTACTCTGCATGGTGTGATGAGCTTTGTGCTTGGCGGAATGCCCAAGAGACTTGGGATATGTTGCAGTTTGGGTTACGTCTCGGTAGACATCCACAAGTGTTTATCACTACAACCCCTAAGACCACCAAGCTACTGAGGACGATATTAGGTGATGAGAAGACGGTAACGTCTACAGGCTCCACCTATGATAACTCTGCTAACCTAGCCTCTACGTTCCTTGATGCAGTTAGGAAGACGTATGAAGGCACTAGACTTGGTAGACAAGAGCTTTACGCTGAAATCCTTGATGAAGCCTCTGGTGCCTTGTGGAGTCGATCAGGACTTGCACAGGTAGAGGTTGAAGCAGATAAAGTACCTGACTTAAACCGCATTGTAGTATCTATTGACCCTGCCATTACAAGCAACAAAGAGTCAGATATGACTGGTATTGTTGTAGCAGGGGTTGACGTAAATGGTATCGCTTACGTTCTGGCTGACCACACAGGTCGCTACACACCCCAGCAATGGGCTGCGAGGGCAGTGTCACTCTTTGAAGAGTATCAAGCTGACCGGATTGTCGCCGAACGTAATCAGGGCGGAGATATGGTTCGCCACACTCTCCACACAGAGTCTGAGACGGTCCCTGTCAAGCTAGTCCATGCTAGTCGAGGCAAGATGGCCCGTGCTGAGCCAGTCTCCGCCCTGTATGAACAAGACAAGGTACGTCATGTAAAGGGTCTCAACGACCTTGAGGACCAGATGGTCACTTGGGAGCCACTAGGCTCCGTAGGATCACCAGACCGCCTTGACGCCCTTGTATGGGCTATTACGGACCTATCTCTACAGGGCTATGCCAAGCCCCAATTAAAGCTGGCGTATAGCTCTGCGAAAGGACTTAGATAATGCCCAAGAAGCTATCGGAGACAGAAGCCAAGAAGATTCTTGGTGTAGCTGGTGACAACACCCATAACGGTCAGATTCGAGCGGATGAGTTCCTACCGGAGCTTCGTGGCAAGAAGGCCATCCGCAAGTACCGTGAGATGCGTGACAACGACAGCACCATCGGTGCAGTTATGTATGCCACTGAGCAGGTGCTTCGTGATGTAGAGTTGAAGGTTGTACCCTGCAATGATACACCAGAGGCCAAGAAGGAAGCAGAGTTTGTTGAGTCTGTCTTAGATGACATGGACCACACTCTTGACGATCATATCGCAGAGGCTTTGTCTTCTTTGTCGTATGGCTTTGCTTGGTTTGAGGTAGTATATAAGCGTCGTAGTGGCCCACAGTTCCGTAGCTACAAGAAGTATTCCAAGTACGATGATGGCCGCATCGGTATCCGTAAGTTGGCCTCTAGAGCGCCTTGGACTGTATCCAAGTTTGATGTAGACCAGAAGTCCGGTGATGTCTTAGGTCTCTATCAGGAAGGCTCACAGTTTGGTAAAAGCCATTATATCCCGGCTAATAAGTCTCTATACTACAAGACCACTGCAATTAACGGCGACCCTAGTGGTCGTAGCATTCTTCGTAATGCTTATACCTCTTATGAGTATCTGAACAACCTTCAGTCCATTGAGGCTATTGCAGTGGAACGAGAGCTTGCTGGTATCCCAGTAGCCCGTATTCCCTCGGAGTACCTCTCTAGCGATGCTACAGCCTCTCAGTCGGCTATCCGCTCAGACCTACAGCAAATCCTCCGAGACGTAAAGTTCAACGAGCAGGGTTACATTATCCTTCCGAGTGATACCTACCCTGATAAAGATGGTAGCCCAACCAACGTCCGCCTGATGGACATAGAATTGATGTCCTCTAGTGGTTCACGCAATATCCAAATCGACCCCATCGTTAGCCGTTATCAGCACGATATTGCTCGTAGTGTTCTCTCTGAGTTTCTTCTCCTTGGAGCGCACAGCGCAGGTGGCTCGTATGCGTTATCTAAATCTAAGACCGACCTCTTTCTTCGTGCCTTGGAGAGCTACATTAGTGCCATCACTGATGTACTCAACAAGCAACTCGTAGAGCGCCTTTGGCAACTCAACGGGCTTTCCTACGATACTATGCCGTACATCAAGGCTGGTGATGTAGCACCGCACGATCTTCGTGAGATTGCAGCCTTCCTTCGTAATCTGAATGGTGCAGACATTAACGTCTCTGACCATCCAGAAGTTATTCAAGACCTCATGGACATTGCGGAACTCAGCTATGAACCTAATGAAGCTCCCCGGCGAGATGTACAACCGGATGAAACAGAACGCCCGGATCAAGAGTGATCTTCAGACACTCTATTCGATGACAGACCGAGAACTTAACGATATTGGTCTTTCCCGTGGTTCTATTCGGGATGCCTTCTACAAAGGAAAGAAGTAATGCCCTTCTCTACTAATGCAGACCTCCCCAAAGCAGTACGACAGACTGTCCCAGAAGAGAACCAAGGTAAGTTCCGTCAGGTATTCAACTCTGTCATGGAAGACACTGGCTCTGAGCAGCGTGCCTTTCGTGCTGCTTGGTCTTCGGTAGAGAAAGTAAAGACTTCCACCTTGGCAGAAAAGGCTAAGAACTGGAACGCACGTCATGGCGCTAAGAAGGGCAACATCAGTGCTAAGACCCTTCGAGCAGTCTATGACCGTGGTATCGGTGCATACAAGACCAACCCCGGTTCTGTGCGCCCTAACGTAACATCTAAAGAGCAATGGGCAATGGCCCGTGTAAACAGCTTCCTTAAGATTGCTGCTGGCCAGAAGGCTGTAAGCCATGATAAGGATTTGTTGCCGGGTCGCACAGAGAAGGCTGAGTTTCGTGGTGAGAAGGTCTCCCTAGATAAGCCATTCCGTCTGCCTAAAGGCTCTACTAAGAAGTTTGGTGTTTACGTCAAGTCCGGTGACAAAGTGAAGAAAGTTACCTTTGGTAGCCCCACTATGGAAATCCGTCGTGACGACCCAAAGGCCCGTGCTAACTTCCGGGCTAGACATAATTGCGACAGCAAGACTGATAAGACCACTGCTGGTTATTGGTCCTGTAAAATGTGGGAGTCTGGTTCTTCTGTGAGCGATATGCTCGCAAAAGACGACAAGGACTTTTCCCCTCATATGATGTATGACCCTAAAACGGGTAAGGGCAAAAAAGCCAACACTTATGAGGAACACCTTCGCCTTTCTGAGATGGGCTACGTCCACAAGTCAGACAAAGAACAAACGAACCTAGAGGGTCAAATCCTTAAGACAGACGACGAACAACGTCTTGTCTACGGTTGGGCCTCGGTCATCACTGAAGACGGTAAGCCTCTGGTAGACCGCCAAGGTGATGTAATTGAAGCCGACACTATGGTTAAGGCCGTGAATAAATTCATGGAACATATTCGTGTTGGTAAGATGATGCACAAGGGGGATCAGGTGGGTCAAGTTGTCCACTCGATGCCACTCACTAATGAGATTGGTGAAGCCTTGGGCATTTCCAGTAGCCGTGAAGGTTGGATCGTAGCATTGAAGGTATTCGATGATGAGGTCTGGTCTCTGGTAAAATCTGGCCAACTTACGGCCTTTTCTATCGGCGGCAAAGCTAAGAGGAAGGAAGTAAATGACTAACATCCTACTCGACTTGGAGTTGGACGAATTGTCACTTGTTGACCGTCCTGCTAATCAAGCCGCTACAATCTGTCTTATTAAAAGGGACGAAAGCATGGAAGACATGGAAAAAGGGTACGACTCTTACCTCGATGAGCGTAAGTCGTACTACATGGGTAAGGGCATGGGTGAAGACGAAGCCATGAAGAAGGCTAAGGAAGAACTCGAAAAGATGTCCGCTGACGAGAAGAAGGAGCTTATGGCTCGCCTTAACAAAGCTGACGAAGCTGAAGTAACAGAAGAGGCTGTAGATCAGTCCGAACTGTTCTTGGCTGAAGTTGACGCTCTTAAGGCAGAAGTCTCCCGCCTCTCCAAGGCCCTCGAAGACAACGGTTACGTTGTTTCCGAAGAAGAAGTTACGAAGGCTGAAGAGCCTGAGTATGTAGAATTTGACGGTGAGAAGGTTGTCAAGTCTGACATCCCGGCCCCCGTCCTCAAAGCTCTCGAAGAAGCAGAGATTGCCAAGCGTCATATCGAGCTTAAGAAGCAAGCTGACGAAATCCTGCCTAACTTCGACAACGAAATTGCGGCCACGCTCTTGGCTCATGTAGCTAAAGACGACGCAATCGTAGAGGCTCTCAAGGCTGCTGATGCAGCAATGGGTGCTTCAATGCAAGAGATCGGTGAAGCCTCTGTAGAAGCTGATATGGCTTCCCCACAGGACAAACTGGACTCTATGGTAAAGTCCTACATGGACGAAAACGCTATTGCCAAGTCTGGCTACGCTAAAGCATACGCTGCTGTAGCCAAGACCGACGAAGGCAAGGCGCTCATTTCCAAGCTCTACAAAGGAGAGTAAATCATGGCGACGAATGCTGGCCGCTTTAACACTATTTCTCTTGTCGCAGACGAGACCTTGACGGCCCACACTTTTGTGACCCTTTCTAACGATGCTCAGGCTGCTTATGTAGCCACTGTTGGTGACGACGCTATTGGCGTTACCTACGGTGCTGCTGCTGCTGGCAAAATGGTTACCGTACAAATTGACGGTATCGCAATGGTAAAAGCCAACGAAGCTATTACCGCTGGTGCTGCTGTAAGCACCGATGATGCTGGCGAAGCAATCCCTGCCGCTTCTGGCGAAGCCCGTTTGGGTTACGCTCTTGAGGCTGCCGGTGGTGCTGGCGAAATCATCTCGGTACTTCTGAAGCCTGCTGGCGCAGATGCTGCGTAATTGAATAGCAAACAGGAGAAATAAAAATGCCTTTGCTGACCCCATCTAGCGTGCATATTGATGCACCATTGTCCAACCTGACGCTGGCTTACGCTCAGTCTCAGGAAAACTTCATTGCAGATAAAGTCTTCCCTACCGTAGGCGTAGACAAGCAGTCTGACAAATACTACATCTACAGCCGTGCTGACATGAACCGTACTGGTGATGTTAAGAAGCTGGCACCTCGTACCGAAGTAGAGCGTATCGGCATGTCGGTTTCCAGCGACAGCTACTTTGCTGACGTGTACGGTCTCGGTATGGATTTCGATGAGCAAACTCTTGCTAACGAAGATGCTGCTCTGGACATTCGTTCTGCTGGCGCTCAAACGCTGGCTATGCGTCTGATGATCCACCGTGAGAAGCAGTTCGCTGACACCTTCTTTACGACTGGTGTTTGGGGTACTGACCGCACTCTGTCCGGCTCTAATCAGTGGGACAACGCAAGCTCTACTCCTATTAAGGACGTAACCCTTGCTTCTCGTACTATCCAGCTTGCTTCTGGCGGTTTCCGCCCGAACACTCTGGTTGTAGGTCGTGAGACGCACGATGCTCTGGTAAACAACGCAGACATTATCGCTCGTTTGAGCGGTGGCGCTACTGTTGCTAACACAGCACTCGTAACCAAGGCGAAGCTGGCAGAAATCTTTGAGGTAGAAAACTACTACGTCATGGAGTCTGTGCAGAACACTGCTGCTGAAGGCGCTGCTGAATCTACCTCCTTTATTGGTGGTGACTCTGCAATGCTTTGTTACACCCCTTCTTCTGCTGGTCTGATGTCTCCTGCGGCTGGTCTGACCTTCGCATGGAACAGCATTCCGGGTGCTAACAACCTTGGTATCACCGTTGAGTCCTTCTCTGACGACGCTCTCAAGCGCCAGCAGATTGCTGAGATGATCCAAGTTAAGATGTCCTACCAGATGAAGATGGTTGGCTCTGAGCTTGGCTACTTCTGGGCTGACTGTGTAGCATAAGGGACTAGAGTATGACACCCGACTACTCTCTTCTTCCTTTTCAACTTAACTGGGTCCAACTCGTTAAACAAGAGTTTAAGGGGTATGGAGCCGAATGGAAGCGAGGGGATGTCTTTGACTGGCAACAGCGAAGCATCCCTTGGCAAGACGTGATGTCTCTATTCAACCGGGGTCTCCTCATGCAGGAGGCTCCGACTGAATCCAACCAGAAGGTTGTAGTAGGAGATGGTCTCGATGAACTAGGCCCCGATGAACTTAAGGTTATTGTAGACAACATTAACACTAAGGTCAAGGTGTTCACCAAGACAGAGCGTGAATACAACACAAAGAAGTGTAAGGCTTCTACGGTCACGAAGAAACAACGTGGTCATATCCGTACTTGGCGTAACAGCCCTTGGTCAGATTGGGAGCAAGCATAGTGTCAGACTTTACCTACGATATTGACGATCTTAATACCACCACTGCGACTGGCCGTCGCAATGCAGTACGTTTTCTCGTAGGTGACACTGATCCACTTGACGTACAGGTACAAGACGATGAAATTGCTTTTGTTCTTACTGAGTCCAGTAATAATGTTTATGAGGCTGGTGCTTATTGCTGCCGAGCTATTGCAGCTAAGTATAGCCGCCGTGTTGACACTGAGCTTGATGGCGCTCTTAGCGCTAGTTACTCTGATCTTCACACCCATTACATGGCCCTTGCGGAAACTCTTGAGTCTGAGTCCAAAAGACAGTCCGGTCTCGGCGTCAAAGCTGGGGGCCTCAGTAAGGCAACTATCTCTGTGGTAAGACAAGACACTGATCGTGTCACCCCATCTTTCCGCAGGGATCGTTTCCGCAACCCACCGAACTACAACGGTTCTGCGGATTACGAGTGAGGAATAGTCCATGTCGTTTAATGCAAGTGACCTTTTGAAGTTGGTCCAAGACTTTGGCGAAACTCTTACACTCCGCAAGGTCACCACCGGAGGCACTTACAATGCTTCCACTGGTACTGTTAGTGGAAGTGCGACTACGGACTATTCCTTTACTGGATACTTTTATAACCTAGCAGAGGGTATTTCTGACCTCAATCAGACTAGGAGAGGCAGACGAGCCTGTGTCATTCCCGCTAAAGGTCTTTCAGCTACCCCTGATGACGAAGACCAGATTTTAGGGAATGGAGATACGGTAAATATTACTACCGTTCGTACCATCTTTAGTGGTGGTCAGGCTGTCTGTTACCTTTGTGAGACCTTCGAGTAATGGCAGTTCCCAAGCTAAAAGTCTCCCCTGCTCTTAAGGCTAAGCTGGCAGAGATTGATGAGATGCTCGAAGACGCTGTAGAGCGCAAGATGACTGACGTGGCTAGGACGGTTGTTCTGGCCTCTCCTGTAGATACAGGGGCATTCGTCAACTCTTGGTCCTTCAAGGACAACCTTGGTGGAGGCCGTAGCAAGTCCTCCGACAATAGGCCAAGAGGTCGTGACAAAGGCGCTGAACGAGGCAAGGGCCTCAACAGCCTAGTAAACGACATTAAGAAGACCGTAGAGGTGGGTAGCCCCGGCGGTTCAGTTGAAGAGGGTATAGCCCTCCAAGCTGGTAACTACTACTTCATCAACCGTGCGCCTCATGCTATTGAGGTTGAGCGGAAGAAGCAGATCGTAGACAAGATTATTCGGCAACACGGTAGGTAAGCATGGCTAGTATATACAGAGACATTCGTGCAGCCCTAGAGACTAAACTAGCCGCCGTATCCGGTATCCCAGCTATTTCCCATGAGAACGTTTCCTTTGACCGCACCAACGGTACTTCCTATGTAGAGACGTTCTTTGTGCCTCAATCTCGTAGACCCGCTGTACGAGGCTTAAATCCCCAGCAACGCTATGGTGGAGTATTCACCGTAGTCTGTTACGCCGCAGAGGGCAATGGTCCCGGTGCAGCAGATGAGATTGCGGACAAGGTGCTTAATGCCTTTGAAGCGACCACAGATGTCTCTTACACGAACAGTGATACTGAGACTATTCTTGTGTCTATCGACTATGCCGAACGAGAAGGTGGCGGGTTAGACACTCCGTTTTATTATGTCCCGGTGAACATCGGGTTCTACATTTATAACTAAGGAGGAAGCAAATGGCTTTCGCACAAGGTTCTCGTTCTCGTTTGGCTTTCGGTGTTGAAAGCACTTTCGGGTCTGCGGCTAGTTCTTATACCAATCTCCCATTCAACAGCCACTCCATGAACCTGTCCAAGGAGCGTGTGGCTGGCAACGAAATTCAGCCAGACCGTATGCCCCGTGTAGACCGTCATGGTAACAAGTCCGTATCAGGTGATGTTGCTGTAGACTTGCGTGACACTGCTTACGACAGCCTGATTGAGTCAGCTATGCTGTCAGCTTTCAGTACCGGAGTTATTAAGGTAGGCACAACACCTAAGTTCCTCACCCTTGAGGATTATGCTGCTGACATCGACCAAGCCCGTTTGTTCACGGGTTGTTCTGTTTCTACCATGAGCGTTTCTATGGCCCCTAACCAGATGGTATCTGCTACCTTTGGTATGGTTGGCAAAGACATGGCTATCTCTGGTACAGAGAAGACTGTAGCTGCTGGTGGCGTAGGTGAGCCGTTTGATGCTTACTCTGGCGCTCTCAAGGTAGCTGATGTAGACGGCATTGGTGCAGCTTCTGCCTTGTCCATCATTACTAGCGTAGACTTCACAGTGACCAACTCGTTCTCTCCTACCTTTGTTGTAGGCAGCGACTCAGCCCCCGCTCTTGAGTTTGGGCGTGCAGAAGTAGAAGGCACCGTAACTGCATACTTTGAAGACCTTGCTCTTGTCAACCGTTTTCTTAACGAGACCGAGAGCGCTATCGAAGTATCTGTAGCTGATCCTTCCGCTAACACCATGACCTTCCTTTTCCCACGGGTGAAGTTCAATGCAGCAGACATTCCTGTTGATGGCCCAAGCTCCCGTGTAGTAACCCTGCCGTTTGTGGCCCTGTACGACGATACAGAACTTACCAACTTGAAGATCACTACGGCATAAGAATCCCTTGGCCGAGGGGAGAGAGGTGAGCTTGTCGGGTGGCTCCCTCTCTCATTCATTTAGTAACCCGAATTAACCCAAAGGAACCCGACAATGGATTTGAAGAACCTCACCCCAACTTCCGACACAATCGAAGTTATTCTGGTACATCCAAATACCCTAGAGCCTCTGATGAACGAAGGCACTAAGAAGCGTGAGATGAGTATCACTCTTCATGCACCACACTCCAAGGAGTATAAGAAGCTGGTGCATGAGCAGACCGATAAGCGACTAGCACAGATGCAGAAGAGCAAGAAAGTACAAATCTCTGCTGCCGACCTAGAGAAGTCGTCTATCGACGTACTAGCTAAAGCTACAAAAGAATGGGACATCACTTATGATGGTGAAAGCCCTAAGCTCTCTGTGGTCAAGGCTAAGGAAATCTACACCGAGTATTTCTGGATTAAAGACCAGCTTGAAGAGGCGATTAACGAAACTCTGGATTTTACGCAAGCCTAATTGACGAACTGGTCGAGTATGCTGAATGGAGCTTCGACCTATCCAAGAGTCAAGACGGCGCTTCAAAACTAGAACACTTAGAGCAAGTAGAAAGGCAGACAGGACGTACTCCAAAGGAATTAGAAGGCCCCGACTTCCCTATTTCCCTAGAGTATCTCTGGTCTGCCTTTTTCTCTTTATCGTCTGCAAGGACATCAGGCTTCAGTGGCCCTAACCCGATAACATACCAAGAAATCAAAGCATGGAAGGAACTAACTCAGACGCCCCTATCTGCCAGAGAAGTAGAAGCAGTGAAGCGGCTTGACTTAGTTTACATGAGGGTTATGAATGGCTGATATTAAGATCACCGTAGACTCTTCAGAGTTAAAACGAGCAGCGCAGCAAGTTGAGAGTTTGTCGTCTGCCAACGACAGACTGGCTAAAGACCTTGCCCCGCTTATCCGCAAGGAGCGAGAGTTCCATAGGGCGCTGAAGCAAGTCAACGACGCAGTACGCCTTGGTGTAGCCAGCCAACGCCAAGCAAATGCGGCTCTTAAATCGTTGGGTGTTCAGTACGGCTACACCACCAAGCAAGTACAACGTATGAACCTCGCCCTTGTGCAGGGTACTCGTAGCTTTAAGCGCTTTGGTTCTGTTGGACTACAGCAAGTAGGTTATCAGGTTGGTGACTTTGCAGTACAGCTTCAAGGTGGCACTAATGCCTTTGTAGCCTTCGGTCAGCAGGGTTCACAGCTTCTCGGTATCTTTGGCCCTATGGGTGCTATTGCTGGTGCTGTGTTGGCTATCTTTACAGCCTTTGCTGCACCACTGTCTCAGATGGAGACTGGTACTGGTGCTGCTGCTGATGAGATGGCAAAGCTCAAGGGTGAGCTTGAGCCTATAGCCACTCTTATGAGACAACTATTCAGCGCTATTTCTGGCGTGGCCATGTCTGCTGTTAACCTTCTCGCCAATAACCTACAAAAGATTATAGCATACGCAACGGCTTTTGCTGCCGTGTGGCTTGGTAGACTGGGGATTGTCTACGGGATTAAGGCGGCTACCTTTGCTATGGCAACCTTCGGGACTGTAGGTGCTAACGCTTTTAAGATAATCAGGTCGGCACTTATTACCACAGGTATCGGTGCTTTGGCTGTTGGTCTTGGCTTTGTTCTGGATAAGATGTTACAGCTAAGGGAGGCTACAGGCTCTTTTGCAGAGGCATTTGCCTTGCTTGGAAATGTTGCCAACGGTTTTGGAGAAGACATTAAGTTTGTCTTTGAGGGGGTTGGAAACTCCTTAACAGCAGCTATCTTACGAGTAGAGGCTGACTTCAAGAATGGCCTAGCTAACATGTTTGATGCTCTACATGGTTGGCAATCAGGTGCTGAAGCTGGCTTTGCTATCTTCTGGAAGGGCGTAAAGAATGCTGGTGTCGCTGCTCTTAATGGCATTATCCAAGCATTTAACGGTGTTCTGATGACCATCTATAGAGGTGTTGATGACCTCTTTAGTAAGATTTCTAATTTACCCCTTGCTGACCAGTTAGGCTTGACCGGGACAAACCTCGCTGGCTCTGGCTATCAGGCTGACCTTTTGGCGATGGATGTCACCAGCAATCGCTCTATCCAGCAAGAGGTCTACGACCGCAGAGGGTCCAGTAAAATTGCTGCTGGCATTCGTAGATCAGCGGGACGGGCAGACAGCGCTGCTGACCAACTAACGGCGGAAACTGGCCCATTCTCATCAAAGGGGATGGCAGCTTATCAGAAGCTCAAGACTGTTCTTGCCGAAGTAGGTTCTACCGGAACCTTCAGTATCCAAGCTCTTATGAAGGCTATGCAGGAAGCAGGGGAAGCTACCGGAGACACCACAGAGCAGCTTGACGAACAGGTAGAGGCTTGGAAGAAGTACCAAGAGAACATCGAGAAAGTTCTTGACTCTACCGAACAACAACTTCGCCATGAAATCTCCCTTATCGGTCTGTCTAAAGAAGAAGCAGAGCTTACAAAGTTTATCTATGAGCTTGAGAAGCAGATGGGCGCTACCAGAGCAGACCTCAGTGAAGAACAAGTTGCTCAGTACGACACCATCATTGCCCTTAAAGAAGAGTACATTAAGAAGACTGAAGAGCAAGCAGCAGCTACTAAGAAGCTAGAAGAGGCTGAGAAGAAGGTACAAGCAGTATCTAAGAGCCTTGCCAGTGAGACTGTAGGCGCACTCAAGAGTATTGTAAACGGCACTAAGACTGCCTCTGAAGCCTTCCGAGATATGGCACTGAACATCATCCAGCAGATCATGGACATCCTTATCTGGCAACCTTTGATTACTAGCCTTACCAACTCTATCTCTGGCTCTATCTCTGGCGCTCAGTCTGGTGGAGGTGCTTTGGGAGGTATCGTAAGCTCTATCTTCGGGTTCCAGAAGGGTGGAGCATTTAGTGCAGGTAATGTAATACCGTTCGCTAACGGTGGTGTTGTAGGCTCTCCTACTTACTTCGGCATGTCCGGTGGTCGTACTGGTCTCATGGGTGAGGCTGGTCCAGAGGCTATCATGCCACTGAAGCGAGGTGCTGGTGGTAAGCTGGGTGTAGAAGGCGGTGGCAACGTAACAGTACACCAGACCTTCAACTTCTCTGCTAACGGTGATGAGTCTGTCAAGAAGATTATTGCACAAGCTGCACCTAAGATCGCTCAGATGACTGAGGCGAAGATTATTAATTCCCGTCAACGAGGCGGTCAGATGCGAAGGGCCTTTGGCTAATGGCTATTACCTACCCCTTATCCCTTCCCACTACAATCGGTATCGGTGAGATTGAGCTACGAGCTAACAACGTAGTTGGTGTAAGCCAGTCTCCCTTTACCTACAAGCAACAGGTAGTCCAACATCAGGGTCAGCGTTGGGAAGCATCAGTAAGCATCCCTCCTGTCCGTAAAGACCTTGCTGAAGAGTGGATTGCCTTCCTTATTTCCCTCAAGGGGCCTGTAGGCACTTTCTATCTGGGAGACCCTAACATGGCTACCCCGAGGGGAACTATCCTGTCTGGGACCACTGTGACCCTAGACTCTGCCGCTGCTGCTGGGAATGAGACTGTAGCCCTGACTAAGAGCGCTGGCCCTGCTAAAAGCAACGTCTTTCTACCGGGAGACTACATCCAGATTGGGACAGACTCTAGCCGTACCCTACACAAAGTTCTTAACACCGTAGACTGGGATGCTAATGGTGATGGCACTGCTGACATTTGGCCTCATATCCGAGGCACTGTAGCTTCTGGTACTTCCGTAGTTCATCAGTCTACTACAGGAAAGTTTAGGCTGACATCTGGCCTGACTTCTTGGTCTATTAATAATGCCAGCACTTATGGCATTTCATTTGATGCTGTTGAGGTAATATAATGGCTAACATTAATCATAAACGTGGTGATACCTTCCAGCTAGACTTCACACTTGAAGCAAACGATGTAGCTGTAAACATCACTAACTTCGATATTCGAGCGCAAGCTAGGAATGCTGCTGGTACTCTTATCCTTGAGTGGAACGAAACTAACAGCGGCGTAAACGTGACTAATGCCACAGGTGGTCTGTTTAACTTCAAGAGTGAGGCAACTTATAGTAGCACTCCCACAGGGCAACTTGCTACTGAGTCTTGGCCTCTTGGTGTAATGAATGTGGACGTAGAGTTTACTGATACCTCTGCTACACCAGACTCGGTAAACTCTTCAGAGACCTTTACCATCACTGTTATTGAAGACGTTACGAGGGACTAACAATGGCTAAGTTTAATCTCACCGCTACTGTCAATACGTCTCTTGCAGGAACCACCCTAGCAGGGGAACAGGGCTTCACTGTAGGTGTTCTTAACGGTGTTGGCTCCACTGGTCCTACGGGGGCTACTGGTCCTACGGGGGCTACTGGTCCTACGGGGGCTACTGGTCCCCAAGGAGATCAGGGCATTCAAGGTATCCAAGGCGTTGCTGGCAATGATGGTGCCGATGGAGCCGATGGAGCCGATGGAGCCGATGGAGCCGATGGTTCAAGTCCTTCGGTTCATAGGCAGACAAAGGTTGCCACAAGTACCTTCGGAGGGTCTGGTGACTCTCTTACATGGACACACGGTCAAAGCTCGGCACCAGTGATATTTTGGTTAGAAGCCGAGTGTATCACGGCAAATTCTGGCGCACAAGTTGGGGATATTCGTATTATTAACTCTGGGGACAATTACAGTGCAGACATTCTAACTATTTTTAGCAGGGGGTCTACTTCTCTAAAGGCGGTGTGGATGGACGATCAGGCGATTGAAGGTCTCGTGAGGTACGACGGCACAAGCGCTGAACATAACAATAGTGACTGGAAAATAGGGCTGGCAGGTCTCTGGCTGTAATAACGGAGGGAGACCCTTTGGTTTTACGAGACCTCTGGTGATCTATGGTATAAGTACGACACAAGCAACTAACTATATGGCGAACTGTTAAATGACAACTATCACTCATAAGAAGGGTGACACTTTGGAGCTTACCTTCCAACTTAAGAGGGACGGTACGGCTGTAGACATCACCAACTACACAATCACCAGTCAGTTGAGAGACTCTACGGATACTCTCCTGACTACCAACAACTTTAACGGCAGTCTGACCTACACGCTTATCGACCCTAATGCTGGTCAATTCCAGTTAGCTGCTTCAGCTACTGCTACATCAGAGTGGGACACCCGAACCTATGATTGCGACGTTCAGATTGTAGATGGAAGCAACGAAACTAGTTCTTCCGAGACATTTAAGATTAAAGTAATCAAAGATATTACGAGGGTATAATGGCCAAATATGAACTGGTGGTTACGAGTGACAATGTTCTCTCTAGCCCTTTAACTCTCACTGTACTTGACATTGTAGGTCCACGGGGTGAGGCTGGTCCTCAAGGTCCTCAAGGGCCTTCTGGCCCTGCCGGAGCTACTACTTTACCCGGCCTTACAGATGTTGACACAGACAGTGCAACCACTGGTCAGCTTCTCCAAGCGGACGGTGATGACACCTACAGCTTTGTGACAGTGGCGGGTGCTTCTAACACGCTTGACGATGTTACCTCTAATAACAACACTACCACTAACGACATCTCGGTAGGTGGTGTTACTGCGACCTCTCTTAATACTCACACCATTCCCGGTGGCACTGGTACTCTGGCCCTTAGCTCCGATATTCCCACTGTACCTACCAACAACAATCAGCTTACTAATGGCGCTGGTTACATCACTGACTATACTGTAACCCAAGGCGACGTAACTGCACACCAAGCAGCACTAAGCATAACTGAAAGCCAGATCAGCGATCACGGCACCTATGCTACTCTGGTTGGTGGCACTGTCCCTGCAAGTCAGCTTCCTAGCTATGTAGATGACGTAGAAGAGTACGCTACTTACGCTGGCTTCCCCGGCACTGGCGAGGCTGGTAAGATTTATGTAGACCTTGCTACAGGGGACATCTATCGTTGGTCTGGTTCTGCATACGTTCAAATCAACGATGCAGTATCCTCTGCTGACCAAGCTACACGACTTGCTACGGCTCGTACTATTTCCCTTGGTGGGGATGTCACTGGTTCTGCGTCCTTCGATGGGACTGTTGATATAACGATCACTGCTGCTGTAGCAGATGACAGTCACGACCACACTATCGCCAACGTAGACGGTCTTCAGACGGCCCTAGATGGCAAGCTGGCCTCTACTTCTACAACGGACAACATCACCGAAGGTAGTAGCAACCTCTACTATACCGATACTAGAGCTAATAGCGCTTTCGATACTCGTATTGCCACCAAAGACACTGACGACTTGTCTGAGGGCAGCACGAACCTCTACTACACTAATGCTCGCTTCGACACTCAGTTGGCGACTAAAGATACTGGTGACCTTAGCGAAGGCAGCAATCAGTATTACACTGATGCCCGTGTCTTAACAAAGATTAATGCTACCAGCATTGATGCCCTTACTGATGTAGACACAACTACTGCTACTCCCTCAGACGGACAAGTCCTGACATGGGACAACACCAATAGCTACTGGAAGCCTTCTACGGTCTCAGGTGGTGGTGGTGGTGGATCAGGTGACATCACTTCTGTTGTAGCTGGCTCTGGCCTCACAGGTGGTTCCTCTACAGGAGATGCCACTCTTAACGTAGGCGCTGGCAGCTTTATCACGGTAGCAGCCGATACTGTGGCTGTAGACGCTACAGATGCAAACACTGCTTCTAAGGTTGTGGCACGGGATGCTAGTGGAAACTTCTCTGCTGGCACCATCACTGCAAGTCTCACTGGTAACGTGACTGGTACTGTGAGTGATGTATCAAACCACGACACTGACGACATTACAGAAGGCTCTACTAACCTTTACTACACTGATGCACGGTCCAACAGTGCCTTTGACACTCGGTTAGCCACTAAGAGTACGTCCGACCTTGCTGAAGGCACCAATCTATATTACACTAATGCTAGAGCAGATGGTAGAATTACCAATGCGGTTGGAACTTCTGTTCAAGCCTACAGCAGCGTACTTGATGCAACCACTGCTTCATATACCACTGCGGAAGAAACAAAACTCTCTGGCATTGAAGCTAATGCTACAGCAGACCAAACTGCCGCTGAGATCAAAACAGCATATGAGTCAAATGCGGATACTAATAGCTACAATGATGCTGCTGTATCTAAGCTGAGCGGTATCGAAGCTAATGCTACACAAGATCAAACTGGTAGCGAAATTAAGGCACTATATGAAGCTGAAGCTGATACTAATGTATTCGACGATGCTGATGTAACCAAACTAGCTGGCATTGAAGCACTAGCCGATGTAACTGACTCAGCTAATGTAGACCCTTTAGTTGATACTCATATTAACCAAGGCACTGCTGGTAATGACCAAGTACTAAGCTGGGACGGTAGCGATTATGTATGGGTTGACATGACAGCTACTATGACAGATGCTGCGGTTAAAACAGCATATGAAAATAACTCGGATACTAATGTATTCGATGATGCTGCTGTAACCAAATTATCCGGTATCGAAGCACTGGCTGATGTAACAGATGCTACTAATGTAGCAGCAGCTGGTGCGGTTATGGATGCGGACATAGGTGTTAATGTACAGGCATACTCAACTGTACTTGATGCTACAACTGCTAGCTATACAACAGCTGAAGAAACCAAGCTAAGTGGTATCGAAGCTAATGCTACTGGTGATCAAACTGCTGCTGAAATTAAAACAGCATATGAAAGCAATGCTGACACCAACAACTATGATGATGCTGCAGTTACCAAGCTAGCTGGGATTGAATCCAATGCTACCGGTGATCAAACAGGAGCTGAAATTAAAACAGCTCTATATGCTGAAAATGACACTAACAACTACGATGATGCTGCTGTAACCAAACTAGCTGGTATCGAAGCACTGGCAGATGTCACTGACACCGTTAATGTAACAGCAGCTGGTGCTGTTATGGATTCTGAACTAACCAACGAAGCAGCAGTTAAGGCTATTAACCAAGGCTTAACAACTACTAGTGATGTCAACTTTAATGACTTAACACTAGCTGGTGACTTAATTGTCAACGGTACGACTACAACAGTCAACTCAACTACGGTTGAAATCGGTGATAACATTATAACACTGAACAGTGATGAGACTGGTACACCAAGTCAACCCGCTGGTATTGAAGTTGAACGGGGTACTGAAACAAACAAGACCCTCGTATGGGACGAAGCTACTAACAAGTGGACAGTAGGTACTGAGACATTTGTCGCAGCTACCTTCGAAGGTAATGTAACTGGTGATGTAACTGGTACTGTAAGTGACATAAGCAACTTTACTACTGCTAATTTAACTGAAAACACCAACCTGTACTACACTGATACAAGAGCAAACAGTGCTATCGACACAAGAGTTGACAAGACCTTTATTGACAACTTGAATGTCGATGCTGATACACTTGACGGTAACGATAGTACAGCATTTGCGACATCAGCACAAGGTACTAAGGCTGACTCAGCACTACAAGCTGCTGCTATAGGTGTAACTGTACAAGCTTATAGCTCGGTACTAGCTGCTACTACAGCCTCATATACAACAGCCGAAGAAACTAAGCTAAGTGGTATCGAAGCTAATGCTACACAAGACCAAACTGGCTCTGAAATAGCTACAGCATTGTTTGCTGAAACAGATACTAACAACTACGATGATGCTGCTGTAACCAAGTTGGCTGGTATTGAAGCACTAGCTGATGTCACTGATGCCGTTAATGTAACAGCAGCTGGTGCTGTTATGGATGCTGATGTAGGTGTTAATGTACAAGCTTATAGCTCGGTACTAGACAACACTACTGCTAGCTATACAACTGCTGAAGAAACCAAACTAAGCGGTATTGAAACTGGTGCGACTGCTGACATGACAGGGGCTGAAATTAAAACAGCTTATGAACTCGAAGCTAACACTAATGCTTATACTGATGCTGAGAAGACCAAACTAACTGGTATCGAATCGAGTGCGAAAGATGACCAAACTGGGGCGGAAATTAAGGCGCTGTACGAAGCTGAAAGTGACACCAATGCCTTTAGTGATGCTGATGTATCCAAATTATCGGGTATCGAAGCTAATGCTACACAAGACCAAACTGCCGCTGAGATCAAAACAGCTTACGAAAGCAATGCTGATACTAACAACTACGATGATGCTGCGGTAACCAAGTTAAGTGGTATTGAAGCTGGAGCAGATGTAACTGACTCAGCTAATGTAGACCCTTTAGTTGATACTCATCTCAACACTAGCGGTGCTACTACTGACCAAGTACTAGCATGGAACGGCACTGATTACGACTGGATTGATGATCCAAGAAAGACTGTAGTAAGTGATGTCTCTAGTACACCAAGTGCTATAGCAAGTGGCTCTTCGGGTAAAACCTTTAGACTACAGACTGGGTCTGGTACAATTAACATTAATAATGCTAACTTCGCCGCTGGTGATACTGTAAGTATTGTCAACAACACTTCGAGTGATAAAACACTAACACTTGATGCTTGGACAGCAGCTAGAATAGCAGGTGCTTCTGCTAATATAGCCAGCACTAGCATAACACTAGCAGCATACGGAGTAGCTACTATAGTATGTACTACTAGCAGTGAAGCATATATTAGCGGTAATGTAAGCTAACAAGCTAAAGGGTAGTTTAACCGCTGCCCTTTATCCCGATAAATATGTAAAGGAAAACACGGAAAACACCATGAGTATACCAATAATGTTGACGCAATTCGGACTCGGGGCAATGTCTGCCGAGGCATCTGTTTACACGTTTGAGATGTGGGGTGCTGGTGGCGGTGGTGGCGCAAACGACTGGAGGTCGCAGACGTCCGGAGGGGGCGCAGGTGGTAATGGTGCCTTTGTAAGTGGTACGATTACTGTTCCAGTGGGAACCCAGCTTGAATTGCTCTCTGGTGCAAAAGGCAAAGGCGGAAATTCTGACACAGCCATAAGTGCAGCCGGTTCGAAGCTAACAGCAGGGGGTAACGGTGGTAATGCCTCCGGTATTCGTATCGTCTCCGGTAACACTCTTTTGGCCGCTGCTGGCGGCGGCGGAGGGGGCGGCTCTTCGGGGGCGTCTAATGGCGTGGGAGGGAAGGGTCAAAGTGGTAGAGACTCA